CTAGCAATATTTTGATTATAACCTATTTCAATTAGAGTAATGGGATCCAGGATAGGATCTCTACCCAAACAATTTTCACCATCACAAACAAATGTCTTATTTGTTGATCCAACAAAATTTCCATAAGCATTATAATGTCTAATTTGATTTCTATTTACATTGCCAATAACCTCGTTTTCTTCAAAAAATGTTCCTAAATGTAAGTTTATCTTAGCATCTTTCTGTGCCTTTTCTACCTCTTTTAATGCATCAGCAAGTTCTTCCTTGTTGTAAGTCCATCCACTGTGATATCCAGACAAGGCACATTCTGGTGTCAATAGATGATCTACTTTATTTTCCTTTGCCCAATCAATAGATTTAAGAATCTCTTTTTTGTTATACTGAATATTTGTGGATACTGGAATTTGAGCAGCTGCAAATCTCATAGTTTCAAGAGCCTTCTTCATGATTAGTGTACATTTCTTTTAGATCATTATCATCATCATCAGGAAACTCAAAGATTCCTGATGCATCATCTGTAGGTGGAATTTCTTTCTTCTCTTCAGGGTCTTGCATTTTGTACAGCCTCCCAATCTTTGTCGAAGATTTCTAGACCTTTATCGGTCAGAATGTGATTATACATCTTTTCAAAGACTGATGGTGGCATTGTTACAACATCAGCACCATTATACCAAGACCGAACTGCACGATGAACTTCACGGATAGAAGCAGCAAGAACTTGGGTCTTCATACCATGAATACGATACAACTCTGAAATTGAACGAACAACTTCAAGACCAGCAATAGATTGATCATCAAGACGACCAACAAAAGGAGAAACATAAGTTGCTCCTGCTTTAGCTGCAAGGATACCTTGAGCAGCATTAAAGATCAAAGTAACATTTGTCCTGATACCTTTGCCAGAAAGATAATTACAAATCAAAAGACCCTCTGGGGTACAGGGTAGTTTAATAGTGCAACAATCACCAAACTTTCCAGAAAGACGCAGTGCCTCAGAAGTCATCTCTTCTTGAGTGCCAACAACCTCCATACTGATATCTTTGATGCCAATATCACGAAGCTCTTCGTAAACCTTTTCAGGATCACGACCACTCTTCATAATCAAAGATGGATTAGTTGTTACCCCATCAATCAAACCCGTAAGGTAGTGTTTTTGGATTACTTTTGTGTCAGCTGTGTCAAGAAAGATCTTCATAATCTGAGAAATACTGGTTTATTTAGCGGTAGTTACAATGGGATCTACCCAAAGAATTGCTTCTTCAGGAAGAAATGCTTGACACATTTCAAGCACACGCATGAACTCATCAGGAGTATCACACTCTAGAGTTTTTGAATTATCCTTATCTGAGACACAGGCAAACCGACGCTTGCACATATCAACAACAACGCACTCGATGTATTCATCGTTTTGAGACTCAAAATGCTCGTCCGCAAAACTGTACTCGTCTGTCATTAGGATGACCTTGGTTACCTGAATATTATAGCAGGATATCCTCAGGTTGGGAAGATTACAGATCCAGTTTCTAGACTGTCCACTCTGGGTTTCTTCTATCGTAATCCCACCCACCAACTAAGAAGTTGTGATTGCCACCAGGATAATCATCGGGATCTTTTCCATCGTAAACGACGGTAAGCTTTTCATCATGATTCATTGGGTTCAACCATCTTGCAACCCATACATGATAAAAACAATCAATTGGTTTATCATCTGCTTCCTTCACAACTATCTTTTCACTATCGATTTCCGTTACATTTAAATGGAAATGTCTGTCACCAATAGGTTGTAATTGAACACTGATACTATCATAATCTACCAGACCATCCCAATACTCTGGCAATTCAATTACATTACTATCTTTAAGTCTTCCACGAATGTATATACCCGCTTCTGGTCCTTCAGTAATAATATGACGAATTCGTTTTCCTTTCTCTTTTACATGAGGAATATCAAAGTTAGCAATTAATTTATTACCACTTGCAACTCCATTGACATTTCCGGTCAATGGTCCAACAAATGATGTTGCAGATACAACTCCAGTAACGCCCACCGCACCAACAATAGTTGTAGCAGCATTAATTTTAACTATTCCATTAAGTGTAGTTGCACCAGCAACAGTCAATGTTCCTGATGGTTTCTTCTTCTCTAAGGGATCGATGGCAATAATAACATTGCCCGTGATTAAAATCTCACTAGTTCCTAAAATAGGACCAGTGACTACTGCTCCTGCTTGACACTCAAGGCTTTGTGAAAATGATGCTGGAAGTCCATGCACAGTTCCTTTAGAACCATTTCTTAAGGTTGTAGTAATTGCATTATTTGTCATTAGAAGAACCCTCCGAGAACAGATTTAACAGCACCACCAGCTACTCCACCAATACCTGTAGAAGAAATAACACTGTCAGCAACAAATCCACCTAGATTACCACCCGTAGCAGCACCAAATGCTGCCTTACCGATGCCAAGAATGCTTGGAGATGCAAATGGACCTAATGCAGATTCAACTAAGTCTCCAGGGACAAATGATCCTGCAAACATCTTCATACCAAAAGTATTAACAATGCCATTACCCCTCTTACCCTCAACATTAACCGTATTTGCTTTATATAAGATTCTCTGACCAGCAGTAACATTGACATTTCTCCCTGCATGGAGATCAATATCTTGAGTTGCCTCCATCATAATATTTTTAGCATTGACTCTAACAGATCCGTTACTAGCAGTAATAGTAACATCGCCATTAGCAGCACTAACTCTAATATCAATGATGTGTGGATTGTTTTTGTCACCAGCACGAACTTCTAAAGTCTTTTCTGCTGCGATTCTAGTTAATCCACCTTGACTGTGGGAAATTAGAAACGAGTCATCATTATCATTTACGGCATATACTTTACATACCTCAGCACCAGTTGATCCCACCAAAGGATCACCAGAAACAATCCTAAAGTGAGCTCCTCTAGAGTCAATAACTCTTCTATTATAATTTTTTGGTTTAGCAGCCATTACACACAATCGATTGCAGAAATAATACCAACTTGACGATCTGTTGGGAACGAACCAAATACGGGTCTAAGAATAGCCCCACTTCCAGTTTCACTTAGAACTTTTAGTTCAGGTAAAGTTTCATCATACCTGAAAATATTTAGAACCTTAACATCAAGGATTTCTCCCTCATCACCAACAACAATCTCATAGATTGGTGCAGAAGATCCGATACCCACACCACCAGGAGGACCAACGGGATCATCACCATCGAATACAATATCAGGACCTTCGGGAAGATTAATTATAAAAGTACCATCTTCAGAAATTCCTGGGATTGTGACGGGATCTCCAGGTGTATATCCACTTCCAGGATTGGTAACAATAATATCTGTAATCCCCTCAGAACCTCTTGGGTCCGAAGGAACAGTTTCTGGATAGTTTTCTCCGGGAGTAATTATAACAATAGCGACAACTTTATCACTATCTTCTCCCTTGCCAAGAATAGCTTGACCGGTAGCACCATATCCAAAACTACACTTATCTCTAAAGTTTACCATGGGCGGATATCTATACCCTGATCCCTTATTTTTCATCTGAACGCCGATGATACTAGCTGTTCTTTGAATACCAGCAGTGATACCACCAAGTCCAACATTATCTACAAAATAACCCATGATAACTTCACCTGCTGCACCAAATCCACCTCCACCAAAGATTTCAACATAAGGACCAGTACAGTTTTGAGATGGACCGCCATAGCACCCACCAGATACAATATTATTACTAGAATCGCTTAACAATCCACCATCATCAAATATATCCCACTTACCCCACTGTCGTTCAAAATCATTGGTTAGATTAGCAGCACCTTTTGATATCTTAAGGGCATTCATAACATAGTCAAAAGGATCTTCTCCTTTCTCTTTGCTGCTACCACCAACAACATATTCTTTATCTTGTGGACACTTACCACCGTTGTTTTGATTACAATCAAGGAATGATGCAACGGTATTTAAATTACTACTAACGCTTGATAAGAAATCTGCAACTTTAAATCCAGGAGCGATAATCTTAGATACAGCATCAAGAGGTTTCGACATAGCATCTTCAATTTCATCCAGAATTGCTCCAACAAAAGCACCAGTAAACTGTGCTCCCATACATCCAGCATAGTTTCTTCCACTATCAATGAGATCAAAAAGTAAATCTTCGATAGTACCAGATAAACCTTCTACAGCTTTATTTGCAGCACATCCAATTGCTGATTGTAAAAAAGAAACTGGAGACAACAGTGCAGTTTGTGCAGCAACACCAGCAGCATGAGCGATAATTGCAGATTGAGTTGCAGCAAGAACTTTAGCGTAAACTGCAGCATATAAAGCTTTAAGACCTTGTTGTCCTAAACCTTCTAATTTATCAAATAACTTTTCAATCATTGTGCCAACGAATCTGTTGGCTTGAACTTCAATAAGATCAGCTGCTAGTCTAACTTCATTAGATAAGTTAGTACCAGCAAGAGCAAGACTTTCTACTTTACTAGCAAGATTTTCTACTACATTTGCAATCTGACTAATAGGATTAGTTTGACAAGTATCAGCAGTTAGAACTTTTATTTTTGCTGCAGCAACATTGTCTGGTTTTGCAGATTTTGGTGATGTGTTAGGAGTTGGCTGTGATTCTTCGTTCTGTTCGTTTGTTTGTGATCTGGGTACTCTAGCACTTTCTGGGGTAGATTTTGTGTATGATCCAAACAGTTCCTCCACGAGTGAAGTTCTAGGAAATTGTCCTAGAATCATTGGGATTTGTTCTTCATCATCAAGAAAAAATCCAAAAACTAAATCATTCTGCTGAATTACAGTGGACTGAGCATAATTTGCACCACCGGCACCAGAAGTTGTTGGTAAGATTGCACATGCATACGGCAATTCTTTATCAGGTATGTCACCCTCATTATCATGAAGACCACAGACTCTAATTTTATACCTATTACTAAGTCCCTTACCATTAACTACTTGCTCTTCTTGAGCACTAATAGGAGCAACTCTTGCAATAAAGGGTTTAAATGGTAATTTAGTAGTATAGTTGTAAAATAAATTGCTAGCGTCTGTCATCAGTCCTCGTAAATCCTACATTCATCTGCATCTGGTTCCATCTCACAAAAAAGTTCTAATGCAGTAGGATCATGATGATCTCCTGCCTCAATTTCTTTTTTATGGTTTTCTGCATAGACTTCTAGCTCATGAAGTTCTCCCTCAATGTGCCTCCGTTGATTTGGAGAAATCAGAGGATTATCAAGGATTTCTTTGTCCTTTGCAATGTGAGTTTCGATGTTTTTCATTTAACTTTTTGTTTTAATTCCGGGATTGTCTTTAACCAACCGCATAGCCGTATATGACTTATTAGGGAAAAACTTATGGGTAATTTCCTTAATAATATATAGACCGCTTTGCCTACGGTCAATGTCAGGAGATTCACTTGATACTTTTGGGAACTCTAGATGTACAGCATCCCCAGCACATAAATTAGTGTTGACAGGAACCAGGATATGGCAATCAATATTCGTAAAAGAGCTATATCTAGCAGCTGATTGACCAACAGAATCTAAGGGATTGTAAGCTCTGCTAGTAGATACTCCCACATCTAGAGTACCTACATTATACATCCCAACGAAGGTTCTGGAGTTATTTGGGGGACTTTGTTTTGGATCGACAATTTTTGGTATAGGACTTTTTTCCCCCAATTTGGTCCCACCTTTTGGTTCAAATTTAGATACTGTTCGTGGAGTAGTCTCATAATTATATGGATCGATAAAAATACGATTTGAAGAATACTCTCCTTTAGATATCGACTCCGAAAGATCGATAGTTTTATTTACACGAAAATCAAGCAGTGATGTAGCTTGATATTTGGGATTTCTATGACCATCTTCAAAAGTTTGTCTATAGTAATATCTCTGAACGATTTTTTTGTTTTTTATCGCAGTTTTAGATAATCCATCCATGGATTTAAAGTTAAATCCTCTCTTTGTCTGCCAAAAGAAAAATCCTGCAGAATTACTTTTAGCACCTACAGGAACTGCTCTAGCTGCTAACTTAATAGCCCACCAAAAAGGTAGTTTCATATTGCCAGTAAGAGGCCATACAGTTTCTGTTTGCTCAAAATCAACTGGTTGTGTTGGTTGCACTAATCCAATAATTTTTGACAGAGTTTTATCAATTGTCATACCCGTGTATTTTCTACTTACCCTGATTTGTCTTGCAGAAATTGCTTCTCTTGAAGTTAAATGTAAAACAAATCCCTCCATCTGTCGATTACTAATATAATTAGTGACTTTATCGACAACCATTGTATACTCAAATGATCCGGGTTTTTCAAAAATCGCATCAAATGGAGTTTTGATCTTAATATTTACCTGTTCTCCACCAATTATAGGTAATCCATGATATAGCCCTTGACCATCGATAGTATTACCAGTATTTGAAATTACCGCCAGTGCTGTTACAATTGGTGAATATAGATCCTCAAAATATTGAAAATCAATCACACCATTAATAATAGATACAGTCTTATCTTGTTCTTTCGATGTTATGTCAAATTTCTCATAGATTGATGCTCCAGTTGATGCAGACATTATCCCAACCTCACTACTTTTTGGATATCAGTGATTATATTAGAGTTGGAACTTTGACCAAAACTTTCTATGGTTCCCGAATCAGATCCCATATCACTTGAAGCTTGACCACTACTAATATTTAGAGATGCAAGATCAAATGGAACTACTATAGGTTCTTGTAAAGATCCGGCAGATGCTACCGTTGATGATCTTTTTACTCCCTCTAAAGATGAGACAAGCCTCTTAGGAGCAGCAACAACTTCTCCAGTAAAAGGAGCAGTGCCAGGGAATCCATATTCCATGGGATTAATTGCATTCTTTCTAGGATATCCGGTAATACCCTCTGCTTTACCGAGTTCCCAATGCAAGTGTGGTCCACGAGATTTTCCAGTTGATCCTACTCTACCAATGATATCGCCTGGCTTAACCCTGTCTCCTTTCTTATATGGGGTCCTTTCCAACATGTGTCCATAAAAATGCTCCAGTCCATTTGCATCCACGAACACAACATAGTTACCATAATTCTTTTCAAATCCTACATCAGTGATAGTAGAATTTGACGGAACTGTGAGCGCAGAACCAGACTCCGCAGGAATATCTAATCCCATATGGCCGCGGCCAGCACCAATACCATCTCCTATCCTATATCCAGGAGGTTTTTTCCCAGTATCTTGGAATATTAATCCAGATGTTTGTGGTTGTACTCCAGAAGAAGGTGCGGGTCTAGATTGAACAGGAGGTGAAGGAGGAGGAGTAGTTGGAGGCTGCATAATAGTCTCTACTTGCTGATTGTACTCTTGTTGAGTAATTTCTCCACTGTCTAGTCTTTCCTTAGCTTCTGCAATTTGAGTCTGCTGTTTAACACTTCGTCCAGTAGGTATTGCAGATGTTGTTGGCAAAGGATCTAATCCTAGTTTTTTTCTAGCATCAGCAATTTCTGCTTCACTCTGTGCTTTTAAATCTTCTAGATCTCTAACAGTATCTTTGAATGTAATGTCAACATCTTTTTGAAGTTGGGAGAAATCGTTACCTAAATCTTCCAACTCTTTTGTAACTTCCCTTTCACTTGTAAATATTTTTCCAGATATTAAATCTCTGCTTAGTGCAGCAGCTGTATCCATAATGCCTCGCAAGACATTTCCAAAGCTATTGAAAACTTTAACAATATTATCATACAAATTCTTAACGAAATTAGTTACATCCTCAACAATTACAATAATTCTTGGGAGATTTGCCAATAACCAATCAAGAAGAATCCAACCAGCTGCTTTCAGTAACCCAGAGAATATACTCTTAGATCCTTTAATAGCAGAAGAAATTCCACCTTTAATAAAATTCTGAGGTTTTTTTGCCTCTACAATTTTTTCTGCATCTTTTGTTCTTGCAGTGTCAACTTCTAATCTATCAAGACTTAACTTAGTCGTTTCTCTTTGCTTATCTTTTCTAATCTCCTTACCTAAAGACTTCCTAAGACCTTGAGTGGTCTGCCTAATAGAGAGCAAACCTACATCAACAATATTTAAAGCTTCGTTGGTTGGAATTAATTTCATAATTTATGCTTCATATACTGATCTTGCAAAATTAATCCATTCATTATTTGGATTCGTTGTACGAATATCAGGCAATGCAGTTCCAGATGGAGTGGATGAAACGGGTTCTCCACTATCACCACTAGGAGATCCAACAGGTTGTACAACTACAAGTGGCACCGATGCTACAGTGCCTTCTACATTATTAAATCGTGAGCTAACTGGTTCAAGTGAAAACCCAAAATTTGGAGGAATTGGTGCAACTTGCTCTGGTGTTATATTTGTTGGTCCATTCGATTGTGGCATCTGTTGCACAGGAGGAGCAACAGTAGATGCAGCAGGAGCACTACTAGTAGGTGGAGTCTCAGCTTTACCAAGACCCTTATTCATTTGCTGAACAATATCGTTTAGATCAGACAATCTGTTTGGATCCGGTTCACCTCCAAATCTCGGTATTCCTAGAATTCCAGGTTTATCAAGGAACATAGCCTCATCAAACATCCCCACTCTAGCATTAAAGAAATTCTTTCCTTGCTCCGTTAACTTAGTATCTCTAATACCCTGGATAAATTCCATAGATTTTATCATACTGGTCTTCAATTTTTCATATTCATCATATTTTCTCTTATCTTCTGGACTCAATTTAGACACATCTTTTTGCACCTTTGATAAAGCAAGTCCTACATCTTTATTCAAAGTTTCATATCTACTAGTATTTTGGCGCAATACCTTAATAGCAGCAATTATATGATTAAGTTGAACTTTATCTTCATCAGTAATATTCTCACCAATTGCATTTCCATATACTCCATCTATAAGTTGCTGTCTTTGGTGCTCAATTTCATTAAGTATTCCAAATGGATCTAAGTAAATTCTTTCAGGAGAAGCTGTAGTTGTACCTCTTAAAGCGGGTTTTTGCTTGTATATTTTTTCTTCTTCCTCATAAAGCATTTCTAATGTACTCTCTCTTCCATGTTTCAAATAATGATCGATAGTTTTTCGTTTTGATTCTGAAAAACTACTTCGACCACTTCCGAACCTATCATTTTTAATAATATCAAAAAGTGTGACACCAGCTGCCACAGCTATAGCACCTATCAAAAGATATGGGTTTGCCAATAACCCTAGGATCTTTGGAATGTTGAGCAGCATTGATGTAAGAACACCACTAATTGTTCCAGTAATTGCACCAATGCCACCATTCAGAGCAAGTGCAACACCACCAGCAATCGCCAATCCCTTAATAAGATCGTTCTTTATCTTTTCAAAAGCATCATTATCACCCTCTGACCATGCTTCTAAGGCATCTAATCCTTTTATTCCTAACCACCCTAAGAACAATGCCTCAAGTGCTTTCATAAAGCGACCAAAAGGTCCCATTGCCCGTTTCTTTAAAGCCTCAATTGGTTTAACTAACCCATTCTTAAGAGCAGATTCAATAAAGTTTTCTTTTGTACCTTTTTTAAGACTATCTGCGGATTCTCTCTTTTGCTTTATCTCTCTCTTATCTTCTTCTGCATCTTGAGCGTTTCTACCACTAATCAGATCTGCAATTGCAGTTAGATTTCTTTGGATTGCAAAGATGTTTTTGTTTAACGAATTATATTGCTTGACAGTCAAGTTCCCCTCAGGAACTCCTGGGTTGTCAACATTACCCTCGGGAGTTCCCTTCTGACCTGGTGGAAGTAGCTTTGTAGGGTCAATAACCATTAGATTGTTGTGCCTTTAAATTCTGCTCTTCAATAAATGTCTCTAATAAACTAAGATAAATGTCCCTTTCCCAAGGGATCATATTTTCAATATCACTCAAGGAGTATTTATGATGCTGCATGAGGGCGAAATTAACTTTGTAGTAAGCTACAATATCCTCATGTAACATCGCTAGCTGAAAAAAGATGCTAATCCCTCAAGTACGATCTCATTTTCTACATTAGTATTCGGGTTCTCAAATTTAACAGTATGAGAAAGCTTAGGCATAGTATTAAAGAAGGATTCGATTTGTTTGAACTGAGAAGAATTCAAACCCTCAATAAATTCAATCCATTCCTTCTTAGGTGTATCCTTTGACTCCCAAGTCTCATCATCCGAGTAAATCATATCAACACAGGATGCAATGACATCGAATGATGCATTGAGATCAAGACCGGCACCAAAATTTTGACTGATGAACTCTCCAAGAGATGGATACTTCATCCTCAGAGTTAAAGTATCATCTAATTTGATATCTCGATTATGTTCAGGATAATCAATAACCTGAATTTCATCAATATAGACTGTCAAGGGAACTTTAGTTTCTCCATCATCCTGACAGGTAACAATAACATCAATAGATTCTCCAACTGACTTTCCACGAACATTCAAAAATAGATATTCGATATCAAAAGTAGAGAGTTCATTTACTTTCACACCACGAGTGATGATACATGCGGTGAGAACATCTTTGATAGCTCTCGCAATCTGTTCAATGTCCTCGCTCTCCATAGCCAAAACAAGAACTTTTTCTTCTTTGACTAGGAATGGGCGATACTTAATTTTTTTCTTTGTGGACGGAATAACCAACTCAAATGTCGGAGTTGCAATCTTTGGTAAAGACATAATAATTGTTCAGTAATTTTATTTATTAGGGTCAAAAAGGTATTACCTCAATAGGTTGAACCCTAGGAGGGTTATTTTGATCAGTTTTTGGAGCTAGTCCACTATCTCCATTAGGATCGCTAGAGTATTCTCTCCCCGTCGTTTCCTTATATTCTTTCTTATCCTCCACAGACCATTGAGTTGAAACCTCTCTCTGATCTGAACGGGTATCTAAACTACCAATACTTCCAAGAACATACCTATCATAACTGAAAGTCACAGTAATTTCTAGAACTCGATTAGTTCCATAATCTACTGCAGATGGGACGATATTAACTGGGAACGCATTGATAAAGGTATAGTCTATCTTCTGGAAGTGGTCTTTGTCAAACTTACTTACACCCATTTGACTACACTTATAGTTGTCGGGAAACAACATTCTACTGTAATAGGCTCTTTTATCTTGACTTACTTCTCCACCACTTGCAATAAATTCTTGCCATAGTTGGAAGAACTTTAACACAAGATAGTTCTTATCAACAATAAAGGTGAATGAACTATCGGTAAAGACTCTTGTGTGGGCATACTTTTGGACAATACCCATGTAATTGCCTTTTATTTGTGCGGTAGCAAAAGCAGCACCAGGAAGTTCTGCTCCCTTACACAACAAATTTAACTCCCTGGTAAGAAAATACCGAGAAAGTAAAGGTTCCTTCGCTTGAACATAATTTAATAAACCGGTTGGGAAAGCCAGAAGTTGAAACTCGAAATGATTCGTTGTAGCTACATTCGTAAACAACGATTTTATTTCTGTTGTAGTTCTCTTCCTGGGGTAATTTCGTCGTGGCACACTAAATACCTTAGGTTAAATATTTTATAATGGCGTATAGAGGTAGATTTCAACCTAGCAATATTGAAAAATATCGAGGAGACCATCGCTCTATTATTTATCGCAGTTTATGGGAACGAAAGTTCATGGTTTACTGTGATAGAAATGAAAACATTCTTGAATGGGGCAGTGAGGAGATTGTTATCCCATATCGTTCTCCTCTAGATGGAAGAATTCATAGATATTTTCCAGATTTCTATATCAAAGTTCGCGAAAACACGGGAGATATTAAAAGATATATTATAGAAGTGAAACCAAAAAAGCAGTGTATTGAACCAAAGGTACAAAAGCAACGAACTAAAACATACATCCGTGAAGTTGCTGAGTATGCTAAAAATCAAGCGAAGTGGAAAGCTGCTACTGAATATTGTAAGGATAGATTATTTCAATTTAAAATCTTAACAGAGGACAATTTAGGTGTATGAGTAGGTTACAACCCATAGTAGATGAACTTATCGGTTTAGAACAACCAGAAGATATTTTCACTAAGATTATGGAAGTTTTAGACAATCTAGAAATTATTCCAGAAGGAGGAAAATTCTATACTTTTATATACAAAGCAAAGACACCAAACATAAAATATGATGAGTTTCCACTAATTGCCTGCACTAGTGTAGATAAATGGGGATTCACTGGATTTAACTTTCATTGGAATCTAACAAGAAACTATACTTGGGAAGAATGCCAAAGTCAGTTATATGTTATTGAGGCTAATGAACTTGAAGATGCCAGATCTTTATCATATGCAAAATTCAAAATGTCCACATAAATAACTAATAAAAAAACGGATGGCTCATCCACAACTGCTTAGATATCCTCTCGATATTATAGACTCCACAACAGACTATATGTTTTTGGAGGTTATGGAATATGTGCCTTCAAAAGTACCTACTTTTGACCCAGGTAGTGGTAGAAGAAAACCGGGAACAGGAACTGATGTTTTTAAATCGGCAGGTACGAAAGCAAAACAAAGTATTATCTTACCAATACCAAATTCTATCGCATCAGTAAACAGAACTGGTTGGGGAGAAAGTAGAATATCTGCACTTGCTGGTTCAGGACTCAAGGCAGCAGGATTGTTAGTTGATGCAGCTACGGGTAAACTTCCTGAGGGTAGCAGTTTAGGTGAAACAGCTGCTGATTTTGCCGCCAGCGAAGCTTCAGGGTTGGGTGGCGGTACCGGTACTGGATTTGATTTGTATAGAAAATATTTTAAAACACAAGCTCAGAGAGCGATTGTTAATGCAGTTGCAGGAACTTCGATTGGATTAAATGATGTTCTTGGTAGACAAGAGGGTCAGATTATAAATCAAAATGTAGAACTACTGTTCAATAGTGTGTCTATTAGACCTTTTGGATTCAACTGGGATTTGACTCCTAGAAATATAAATGAGTCAAAATCAGTCCTACAAATCATAAAAACTCTTAAAAGGACATCTGCAGCAAAGTCAATAAAAGGTAAAAACGCATTCTTACAAGCACCGGATGTTTTTAGACTCAGCTATAAGAAAGGAACTGCAGATCAAAAATATCTGAATAAATTTAAATTATGTGCCCTAACAAGTGTTGGAGTAGATTACACGGGTTCTGGTATTCACGCAACATATAATGATGGGACACCGATTCATTATAGGTTGAATTTATCATTTACTGAGCTTGAACCAGTATATGCCGAAGATTATGACGACAACTACAACGACGCAGGATTCTAATGGCTAGTCACTCATACTTCAATCTTTTACCAAACTTCCAATACCTCAACCCCAATCAATCTGGTGGTAGAAAGAAGCAATATGTAGAGGTAAAGAATCTTTTTACGCGAATGAAGATCAGAGACTCTGTTTCTGAGTTTGCAACTAACCTGACAAAATACGATATTGATGAAAATCAACGACCTGATGATGTCGCTAATGAATTATATGGCGATCCAAATTATGATTGGGTAGTTTTATTGACTGCCAATATCATCAATGTTAGAGATGAATGGCCATTATCATCTAGACAACTATATGATGTTATGTATGACAAGTATGAGGAAAATCTAAATTCTACTCGTCACTATGAGACAAAAGAAACAAAAGATTCTCAAGGAAGACTTTTAATTCCTGGCGGTCAGGTTGTTGATTCCACATTTAGAATCCCAAACCCAGACTCTCCTGGTCAAGATATTAACCCAACTGTTGGAGTTTCTAATTGGCTAGTAGAAGTAAGAAAAAACAATAAAAAACGAACGATAAGAGTACTCAGAAGTGAATACTTAACATCGTTCGTTAATGAATTTAGAGATTTTCTAGAATATCAAGAATCTTCTCAGTTTGATCCTCAGACTGGAATTAAAATTGCTTCTGACTAAAGAAGTGCTTCTAGTTGTGATGCCGTAGTTGCAGAATTAATATCAGAATAGGGTACAACAGGATTATCTTTCAGTACTGGAGATTCTCCCTTCATTTCTGCTAGTGCTGTAATCTCTTGATTCTCGGTTCTGATCTGCAGATACCGACTTTCCAGCTCTTTCTGGCACAGATTTTTTGCACTTACAAGATCCACATCCACAGCTGAATTTGAGTGGTTGTATTTCCATGCGTTTCTGAATACTGTAGAGGGCAATTCGGTATGAGAGATCATCGAGTACTCTGATGTAGGTACATCCTTAGAGATGATATCTATATCAGAGAGAATGCACTGATCTGACGGAATGACGACATTACAAAACCCGTCAGGGCCATTATAAACAATTACTTGAGTGCGTGACATTATCAGGCAGAAACAACTACAATATTCTGAGCAGACGGGAAGAGTTGCGTTACTCTTGTTTCTGCCATACTAGCAGATTCAGCAATTACTTCAAGTCTTTGAGTATTGGTATTGTCACCATCATCGTATGTGACAATATATCTATTACCGGAGAAAGACATTTTTAGCTAGAAAAAAACTACGAAAGGGAGGTCTCCCTCCCTATATTTATATCATTCCTCTGCAAGACGCTGGAAATAGGACAGAGCGTCATCATCTTCTGTAGATCCACCCATATCAACCTTACCGGCGATTGGGTCATTTACTACAGGTTGTGCTTCTTCATCCATAACCTCAGGGTCAGGAGCTTTAGGAGTAGAAGATCCAAGAACATAGTTCAAACGAGTCTTCAGTTCATCATAGGATTTGAACTGAGAAGGATCAACTAACTCTGCAAGAGAATACTCTTTCTTCCAAATTGCTTCCATAGCATCATCATCATCCAGGAGAGGTGCTTGACGAGCAAACTCACTAGAATCATAATTCCAGTAACCTGCAACTTTTTTGATTTTGATCTTAAAGTCGGCACCCTGCCAGAAGTCGAATGGGTTGATTGGTTCTTCGTCTTCAAACTCAGGTTGCATGGCAGACATAACCTTATCAAAGATCTTCTTACCAAACTTATAAAGGAAGACCCTACCCTCGTTATCAGGGTTTGCAGGATCTTTTACAACATAGATGTTGGAGTAGTAAGAAAGCTTACGCTTCTGCTTACGAGCAGTCTCTTTGTCAGAATCAATGCCACTGTTCCAGAGACTAGAATTGAGTTCGGAAACAGGATCTTTGGCACCACTAGTGGTCAAAGAGTTTTCAATATACCAACCACCAGGACCTTGGAAGGCATGGGAGTACATCTTTGCCCATGGGAGATCTTCACCATCAGGGGCAGGAAGAAAACGGATAACAGCATATCCATTGCCAGCTTTATCGACCTCTGGTTTCCAGAGACGCTCGTCAGCTGAGTTGCCACCCTTATTGGTTTTCTCTACTTCCTTAACCAGTTTAGCGGTTAGTGAACCAAGGGAGGACTGTTTTTTAAGTGATGCGAATGACATTAGATTTGGCCTGTAATTGGATTTGGCTTGTTACTGGTCTATTATAGGGCGACAGTGCTCCCATTGTCAAGAGATCTGCTCTCTGACTTTTGTTAAGGTTTTCTGCATGTTGCCGAAAAGGACTGCACAATCAACATCTTTGGGGAACCCCATCATGATAGCTGATTTGCGGACACTCTCACGCATTTCTTGTGCGCGAGGATCATCAGACAGTGACATTCTCGTATACAGAATTCTCTGTTTTTCTAATAGTAGATCGAGTTTATCGATATGCTCAATTTTCTCTTCACGATCTAATTCGCCAAAAGAAAATACTTCAGTGTAGATTTCTTCCTGAAGTTCATTAATTTCCTGTAACTCCTCTTGAACAAGTTCTGAGTCGAAAAAATCTGACATCTTTCTAATTTACCTTGGCTTATTTAGAGAGGCAACTTTGCTCTAGTGGTCTTCTTCATAAAATTAAGATCTTGAGCATCACGCTTCAATTTCTCTTTCAATGGCTTTGAAATTAACTTACTAATTGAGTCTATTTCAATACCATTCTCCTCACAGAAAAGCACAATGGCTTCAATGTAATTCATTTTTTCTTTTAGTACAAGAGTCTCTATTTCTAAAGAGAACTTTGCAGCATTCATGAACTTTTTGCCCAATGCCTTTGTTAATTCATTTTCCATTTAAGTGATACTCCGCGAAGTTTCTGATGTATTTGGTAAGTAACTTCATGTACTTAAGTTTATCATATTCTTGATACACTTTGCAAGACCCATCTTCACATGCCATGATAATGACAAATTTTTTGACAGGTGTGCCAGTCAGTTCATAGTACATACAAGCATAAGCAGCACATTGAACAAGATAACCTTCAATCCACTTATATGGTTTAGGTTTTGCCGATGTTTTAAAGTCAATAACTGCTAATTCACCATCATACTCAGCGATACAATCTACAGTTCCAGCAACTCCTAATTGCTCACTATACAAAGATCCTTCTAGAGTGTGAATGTTACTAATCCGATTTAGATCGGGTTTGGCAATTTTAAACAAAAATTCAGGAAGAGGCTTTACCTTGGGGAGATCATCATTCTTTAGATAATGCTCTGTAAGAGTGTGCATATCTGTACCACGACTCGTAGAGAGTTTAGTCTTTAGATTTGCTGCTTCTTCTCCAACTCTTTTCCGCCATTTGATGAAAATTTCTCTATTATAAAAACTGATAATAGAGGTAATGGATACCATCTTTGTGTCAGGTGTTTCATAATATCGTACACCATCAATGGTGTTCCTCTCTAACCGAGGAAGTTCAATTTCAAGATGATTAAACATTACATACCGAGTGCCAATTTAGTAGCAAGATATTCTTTACAGAGACCAGAACGAACAATATCATCAACACCAAATTCAATTGATGCGAATGATGGCATTTGCTCTAGAATCTTCATAAAGTCTAGGATGCCATTTTTTTCGTAAGTCTTAGTCAAATCAGTCTGGGTAGCATCACCACAGAAATGAATTTTAGAATTCTCCCCAACTCTAGTGATTATACTATCAAGTTCATGAAAATTCAAGTTTTGGCATTCGTCTACAATGACAATTGCATCATCAAGAGTAGTTCCACGAATGAATGATGTTGACCAGAAAGAAATAGTCTCTTGCTGCTTTAGATTGCCATACAACATCTCAAAGTCAGAATCAGTAGGCATCTCAAACATATATTTTACCATATTCTTATAAGGAATTTGGTAAAGAGCTGACTTATCCTCATGATCTCCGGGAAGGAAACCAATTTCTCTAGTGGATACTAAAGAACGGACAATATAGATTTTTTGATAAGGAGAGTATTCGTCAAGAACATCTTTAATAGCATTATACAGTACGATAAAGGTTTTGCCCGTACCAGCTGCTCCATAAGCAAAAATATTTTTCCCCTGAGAATAGTCCTTGAATAGGGTTTCTTGATTATCTGTTAAGGGTTGAATATCAACCAGGAAGTCCGTATTAATAGGTTTCTTCCTTCTCATCTGCTTACTGGTCATTCCAGCACCGGCACTTGGATCGGACTTTCTCTTCCTAGGCATAATTTAGTCTAAAGTGAGTTTTTGGCAGTTTTTACCAGTTTTTTGTGCATTAGCTAATACTTCATTCCAACCGGGTTTAGATTTAAGAAGTTTATCTTTCCATTCTCCAACTTCACCAACACCGGGCATGGTTGATGGATCAGAATAATCACGAGTCCAGTCAGGATTATCTTCACGCCAGGAGTCCCAAGCATGAACACTCATCACTACTTCTTTTTGTTCACCGGTTTCTTTGTGTACTACAGGATAAGTTGCCATATCAAAATATTATGCGAAGTTATTTATCAAAACCAATTGAGTGCCTTGCCGACAGTAGGATATTGTTCGCAGAAAATACTCTTAGCCTGAACTGCGATATCCATATGTTCTTTCTGAGTACCATGAGCACTTCTAAGATCTATATAATGCACCCACGAGCGACATGAGCCTGTCATATAGATTCTTGTGGGGGTTGCTAAGGGAAGCACCATTCTAGCGCACTCCTTGGCGATTCCAGCGTCTAGCATGGTCTGATATAGATCCATACCTTCAGTAAAGTATTTCTGTATAGCAATCTCAAAAGTTTGTCTTTTAAATGCATCAACATTGTCAAGACTATTTTGGCGATTCTTGTAATCTTGGCCACGCAATTCAGGAATAGGAATACTACTAGCTAACATAGAACTGTCAGCATATCTTTGTGAAAATTCCTGGAATGTAAAAGAACGGTGACGAAGCACTTGAGCTGCGATTGCCCTAGAAGTTTCAATTTCTAAAGTCATGTATGCTTGCTCAAACACAGACCAATGTCCATGATTAATACAATACTTTAAGAGACCTTCAAAGCTAGGATTATCCTGATTATTAGGATTTGAAACCCTTGCTATGTACGCCATCGTCTCCTCTGGATTCGGAGTCGATTGAACTAGTCTCACTTTTTCCATGATTTCCTTTCAGTTGTTTTAATTTTAATCCCTTTTTAGCAACTTTCCTTGCTTTCTTCATATACAAAAGTTCTTCATCTGTATATAACCAAGGTTGTTTAAGTGCTTCCTTGGTTAACCGAATTGTATCCTTCATCCGCATAGTAGACCTCGTAGTATTTTAGTAGTCCGTGAGTTATCATATTTCCTTGGGATACCCAATCATGAGCACATTCATATATGCTCTGGTTTGAATATTTAGGAGATCCATCTGGATTCAACTCACTACCAAAATTCTTCAAAAGGATTGATAGAGCAGAGTTTCTAACTTGCATTTTTTCTGGAGTATATCTCCAGTCAGTCTGCATATCCGTCATCGTCTCCGTCTCCAAAGTATTCTACTGGATCATCATAGTTTTCGCGCTTATCTTGTTGATAAGCTTCTGCATCGGAGAACACTTCAGATTCTAGTTCTTGCACCAATGCTTTCATGGTCAAGACCAAACCCTTTAAAACTTGTCTGTCCATAAAAGAATGAGGTTTTGATCATTATACACAAAAAAAGAGGACTCGTCAAGAGTCCTCTTTAATTCGTCCAATCTAGTACTCAGCTTTTTGATGCGAACTTACGCTCAACTTTAATACCACGATACATTAATTCGTGATTTTGACGAGCAGTTTGCTCCTCAATTACTTTTGCTTTGTACTGGTCTGCGTCATACTTGACGCCACGGTATGTGATTGTAGACATCGGTTTACTCCTGAAGTTGGGTGAAAATTAACCTTCTCAGCTTTCGCTGGATCCGTTTTTTCCCGTTCCTTCAGTCGTGTGCGTCCCAATACCACCGACACTCTGGTGCTGAGTCCTTAAGGGTCTCAACCAACTCAACCTTAACTTGATTGCTAAGGTTTTGATTATTCTCAATCTTCAGCATGATAGCATCAGTTTGAGTACAGGTGAGTGTTGTGTAGAATAATACTTCTAACATGGGATGAACGACTCCGTTCCGCGACTTACTTGCGTCCAGATTGCTCTGGATGAACGACAGGTCTATTATAGACCACTATCATTATTTATGTCAACCCTATAGGGCAAAAAAAACCCGGAGATTTTTTCCCCGGATTCTTGAAAATAAAAGTCAAATTACTTTTTAGACTCTTTATTTTTACTTTTATACCCATACATCTTTGGGTTGACTTTCCCATCAGTCTGAGTCCAACCCTTTAATCCATGCTTATATTCGTCGTAATAATAATCAAAAAGATCTACTTGTTTGTAGGATGAGGCAATATCATACTTTTTATGTCCCTCAGAGTCATAGTATTCGATTAAAAAAGCCGAGTATGGCAAAGATTTATCTTTTGCCAACTCGGGATCGCAATCCTTATGTAGGATGGTTACTCTTTCGTTGTTCAACTACGATTACCCCACTCAACATCAGGATATGCTTCCTTGACGACATTGTGAGTGATACGATACTTCTTACCCAAATTCTTATCCTTAACCAAGCAGATAATTTCTGCTTCATCGGGATGAAGAGACTCTAAAAGTTCAATGAACAAAGATTCTCTACGAGTCCTCTTAAGACTATCATTACCCCCCTTTACATAGTTATAAAGAGTTCTATACTGACTAGCTAATTTACTCTGAGATTCTACAGTAGGAGAATCATTTGGAGTGAATGGAACATCTCCTTCAGGAATGGCACTTATGACACTATCATCAAAGTTCCACACAAATAAAGAGACTAAAGCAGGAGATCTATGCTCTTTGAGCAGATTGATTTTTGCTGCTTTAGTTTTTGCACTCGACACAGCTTGCAAAATTTCAGATTGGAGTGGATGTGGTGGTAATTTACTCATGATTTTCAAATTAATAATTAGTCTTCGTCATCGGCATCGTCTTCATTAAAACGAAAGGCGATTAATGAGTCAGGAAGAATATTTCCATTCTCATCATACATTTCAGGGTGGAGAACTTGTTGTTGATCTGAACGATCATGATGGTACATCATATATTCTCTAAGTACCCATCCTAGCATACATCCAACGATTAATGCACCTATGACCAAGAACGATCCTGCAACTAAACTTACAGCTAGCATTGTTTTACTCCGAGGAATTATTTTTTCTGATATCCAAATAAAAATTCAGATGTAGAACAATATCTCTCCTGAAGAAAGATAACATGTTACCGAACTTTATTTGAAAAGTTTTTGGTTGTTCTTTCTTTTTTCCTCCGCTGAGAATGAACTCCACCCCCCGATTTCCGTGGGTATCTTTATTTAGTTCTGGTTCAGACAAGATTCTGCTCTTTAAAATACTGTACTGTTTCAGCAGCTCCTCCAACAACTTTATCGTTGTGAACTACCTGAGGAAAATACTGCGTATTAAATTCATTTTGAAATTCTTCAATAGTAAAATCCTGATTTAATGTGTAGACTACATGCTTTTGCTCTGTAATCTCCATGAGCTGTTTTACTTGACGACAGTGACCACACCCTGGCATTGAGTAGATTGTAAACATAACTTACTGCTTTACCTACAAGTAGATTTATAAAAAATTAAATTGCTCTATTATATCCCCGGAGCTGTGGGGGCACATGATCAACATTTGCAGAAATAACTATTCTTCTTCCCTCATGATTATCAGGAACCCAATGCGGTAAGCTAGCGTCAAACACTAAAACTAATCCATTTTCTACAGGTCTACATGAGTCTCCAAAACAAATAGGGGCAGAGTTTTCCTCCACATCAATATAAAAAATGAAAGACAATGCTGAGGGAAAGTGACTATGATATTTTGTCCCTTCATTTGGACCATAATCCATAGCCCATAGATTAGTTACCTCATATATGCCGTTACTATAAAAGTACTGCTTGCCAATAGAGTTGGCAAACTCCTCAAAGTAATTTGCAATTGAAGAAAATCTAGAATCAACCTCATGAAGATTCCAAGCAGATCTCCAACTCGCTTCGACATTACTATCAGAGACACTATCAGGGTTTTCTTTTTTATGATCTAAAATATTCTGTTTGAATTCATCCAACCTTTCAGTCCATCTAGACTCAAAAATTGGCATTTGAACAGAGACTTTACTAATTCCGATATCGGTCATAATCAAGATTCATCAATAATACTAATGTTCATAGCAACAGCAATCCTTCTCCCCTTCGTAGGCGGAACATGATGTGTAATGAATCCAGGAAACAAAACTAACATCCCATTCTTTACATGGACTTCCTTATCTTCCAATAAGATAGGAGCAACATCTTCTTCGACATCAATATAGTAAACGCAAGACCATGCTGATGGAAAGTGATCATGAGGGGTAGCTTGATCACCCTCCTCCATGACTACTGCCCATAAAGAAGCGAGTTTATACTTTGCATGAGTATGGAATACCTGCTCCGTAATGTAGTTTAGCACATATATGACATAATTGCCAATGTCCAAAAACCTATCATCAGTTTGATGTGTATCCCACTTAGTTAACCATGCCTTGACAGAATGGCCTGCGGTCTCATCTGTATCCAGATATTCTGGATCTTGAGATCTTTTCTCCAGAATTATATCTTTAAATCTATTAAATTCTTCTGGACCATTTTCAATAATAAAGGTGGGCAACTTAGTGACCACCTTATCATATTGAATAACCCTAGATGTAGGTCCGTTCTCCATCTTGTCCACCAAGCGTCATAATACTAAGTTCGCCCAAGTCTTCAAGGGCAGGAATTCCATTATACACCCTAACGGTATATCCGTTAACTGTTCTGTCAGAAATTCGTAAATTAACGATACCACCTGGGAAAGCATTTGTACCACTTGCGATACCAATGACAGCATAGTCAGTATCATTCATTGCATCAGCAAAGTTAACATTGTAGATACCAGTACCGGTTTGAACGATAGAGCTTACATTATGTGAGCGATCTCCAGGGACATAATCACTGTTACCAACACCAAGGTTAGTGTTCATGTACCAAGAAGTGGCGCGACCTTCATAGAATTGAGTGTAAGTAGCAGTCTTGAGACCTACAAGATTCTTAAACTCCCCAACTCTGCTGACCTTATGGAAATCATTATTAAACACTTGGATGGAGTTACCCATGCTTCCAAATTGTGTTCCAATACCAGCACCATAATACAAGAGTTGAGGAGTGTTCTCATCAATGAGAATTTCAGTATAAGTTCCAGTCTCAGTTACATTATCAGAGTACTGATTCGGAGTTGTTGTACCAAATCCTACTGCAGAACCATCTGCAGCATAGTAGAACCTGATCGGATAGTTTACCTGCTGTGATGCATTCTCAAAGCGATAGGTTTGACCTACTTCAAATCTCAGGTAAGGAGATTCATAACCCTGAACATTGATAGAACGATCAGATCCGATGCCATAATATCTGTGATCTGTTGTCTTTGTACCAATAGTAGTAGGTAGAGGCTTGTATGTGCCCTCAAACTGCGTATAAAGGTTCTTAGCGGTGTCTGCAGCGCCCGTTAAGGTGGAGAAACTAGAACTATTAGCAAAGAGTGCATTGTTTGCCTGAGAGGCGAGTCCAGCGAGCGTAGCGTAGGTAGCAATGCCAGCGACAATAGCCTCAGATGCAATACCTGCAAGTGTAGCACGAGGTGCCTCGTTAATCGTTACTGTAACGATACCAGCAGAGACTGGACTTACATCGAGACCAGCATTAAAGTTGACTGTTCCTGCTGTACCGACTGCGGATCCAGAGTCTTGAATGATGACACCGGAACCAGAAGCAACAATATTAGTTAACTGAGATCCGTCACCAATAAATCTCGGTGCAGTGATGTCATTATTAGATGTGATTGTAGCATCAACATCCAATTGAGAAGCTGTTCCTGCAGTTGTTGCACTGTCAGCAGTATTTGCCGAGGTCGCTGTGGTTGCTACCGTAGCCAATCCAGCAACAGTTGCAAAGTCTGCTTGAGTTGCTTTAGGAACAGAAACCCCAGCGGCAAGACTATTAGCAGTTTGTGCAACACCTACGGTATCTGCAGCAGTAATAGTGACAATACCAGCAGAGATTTGAGATACTGTCAGATTCTGACCGAAGTTAATAGTAGCAGCAGTACCAACAGTACTATCATCATCCTTAATGATGACACCTGCACCAACACCAGTTACACCAGTAATACCAGAACCATCTCCAAAGAATGCAGTAGCAGTAATGTTACCGCTGGTATTAACATTGATGTTTGTACCAATACCAGAGGGACCAGGGTCCTGAGGTACAGAGTGAGCAACAAAAGTCAGATTGGGTTTAGAACCACGAACAATCAAGCTCTGACCCTTAGCAAGAGCAAGGTTGTCGATCTGAACATCCTGCAGAGGAGCCAGTCTTAAACCAAATACCAGGTAGTCAGACTCTTGGAACTGTGCGAGACCACCAGAGGACAGACCAACTGACATGCCAACAGTAGAGTCAGAGTTCTGGTTTGTAGCATGAACTGTGACTAGGCTATCTTCTTGTGCTGTAAAAAACTCAAGGTTAGTATTGATCTGGAAAGGAGGATTGAATCCAAGAGTACCAGATCTTCTTCTACCATGAACCAGAGCAGAGTCAGGACCCAACTTATCAAACTTTCTAGTAGCAAAGGCAAGGAAAGAGATGTTAGGGTCGAAAGAAGATACGAAGATCTTATCTCCAGGTTTGATACCAACTTTTTCAATCAGTCTCGTACCACCTCTATCAAGGGGAATACCATAGGTAATATAGTCACTCCTTTTGAATCCAGGAGTACTAGAAATACCAATAGAGAATGTAGAACGGAAGTCGTTCTGGTTTGCAACACTAATGCTAACCTCAAGGAGGTTATCTGCCTCATATAACTGAACCGGCTCAACAACACCGTTCGTTAGTGTTGTTTTAATAGAAGCAAGTCTACCAACCTCAGCAAGAGCAGCAGAAGGAGTGGTGAAAGAAATTACTGCTGAGAAAGGAGATGTATGTTCAACACCAGATGTACCATCAGCGTTAGAAAGATGACGACATCTTACATAGAAGGTATGATTAGAGTTAAGTCCTTCAGGAATTATCTGAGATAAAGAAGTATTATTGTTACCAACACTAGTAAATACTATAGTAGTAAATCCAATATCTTCAGCAACTTCAAACTCAACTGCTTTTAAAGTACCAGATACTGCTTCACTATCAATAGAAACAAATGCACTGGATACAAGAGCAATACCAAATCTCTGATTTAGAGTAGTTCCACTGATAGGACTAATAATCGTAGGTGCCTGAACACCAGGAGCATTACCTAAGGTAGCGAATGAAACAATACCTGTAGAGTAATTAGAGGTATATGAAGTAAATGATGTGCCATCATCGTTAGACAGATGTCTTGTACGAGCATAGTGGGTCGTGAAACCTGCTAACTGAACATCAACTGTTTGGATTAGACTAGTATTATTATCTCCAGTAGATTCCCAGACAATAGAACTAAAGTCAGATGCAGTAGAGAGTTGCATCTCAACTGCTTTTAAAGTACCAGATACGGTAGTATCTCCAATAGCAACATAGCTACTAGATCTTATCTGTAAGCTTTCAGTACTAACACCAACATCATTATTGATTGGAGATTCAATAGTCGGTTCTGTAATACCAGCAGATTCTGTCAGAATACCAGAAGCAGTGTCAAGATAAACAATCGCTACACTGCCACCAGATCCATCAGGACTTCTTTGGTTGAACTGACCAGTCCACCACTGAAAATTAGAATCACCATAGTCAGAAGTTGGAAACTGATCAAAGAGTAAATCGGAACCAGTCTGTGTACTACCAGCAGCAACAGTGGAAGAGTCCGTTGCACCAACACCAACACCCCGACCATAATCATTCAGCAACCACTGTCTCAGTTCCTGAGATGTAGCGTCAGGTTTTCTCTGCAAGTATAAAGCTACAAGACCAGTAACTACAGGAGCAGCAGCAGATGTACCGTTGAAGTTAGCGTCGAAATGAGTAGGATTATCATATCTCTGGAAGTCTGCATAAGGTCCACTAGGAAGACCAGCAGCTAGAGTGTCTTCAGCAGGTGCATAAATGTCAACACCAGGACCACTATTAGAATATTCAGCTTTTCTTTCTTTGTAGCTAGATTCCACAAAGTCATCAAGAGCACCAACATTGATAACAGGATGATATCCAGTGGTCTCATCGACACCAATACCCTGAGGATTCATCCAATCCCTATGGGATGTTGGTGTCCTCTGTCCACCAAACTCAGCCCTTGGATCATTAGAACCAAAGTATTGGTCGGCAACACCATTAAGTCTATGAGGATCTGTTCGTCCAATACCAATATACTGGTTGTTATTACCAGCAGCGGCAATCATAATTACACCGGCTTCGATCATCTCAGCGCCAGCAGCATCAGTGGCGCTAGATCTAGATGAAGAAGACCATGATTTATAAGCACCTGATACTTGATTATTGAAACCAATAATCATATCTTCAACACCAGCTGGAGCTCCAGCTGCGACACTGCTCATGTCAATGGTACTAGTAATACCAGTAAATTTGTATCTTACAATTCCCGATGGGAGGACAGCAGCCTGATAACCCCAAGAACCATTAACAACCGTAGGATTTCTTACCCCAGTTTGAGTGTTTACTGGTTTATATTGATGGAAGAACTTAATGAGATCATAAGATGTCTCAATATCCATACCAACATTATCAGACACACAAGGCATTGCCCAGATGTTTGATTTAAATGCAAGACCAAAGTTCTTACCAGCAGCAAGAGATGCAGCTGCAGTACCGTGACCACTACCTAAGTTATTAGAACCTGCCGTGCCAATACCGATAGCACCATTTCTATTGTAACCAGGAGGAATAACTACTTCAGGAAGAAGAACGAACTCAGCAGATCTAGCATTGTTATCTTCCCACCATGCTTCAGCTCTAGCAGTATCAACACCTACTGATCCGTCTTCTAAGGTATAAACAAATCCACCACTATTAAAGTAACCAGGGTCAAGATAATATGGGAAGTCAAGAACAAGGTCAAGCACCCTACTTTTCCCACTATCATCCAAGAATTCTGGGTGTGATTGTAGAGTACCAGAGTCTTGAATAACAATATCTACATTTCTACCATCATATAAGAAGTTAAAGTTACCCTGCTTGGGTGCAATATCACCGACTACACCAGACCAAAAATCTCCGTTGGTTGCGATACCAGAAAGTCTAGGAAGTGCCCAGTTTGTTCTATTTAATTCTGCAGAAGTTGGATTTGAAGCTGGTGGACCATTACTATCTAAATCTCTATAGATTTTAACATCACTATCAAACCTTAACGGCATTACCAGAGATGGATCTGGAAAGCTTTCTCTATTGTCCTTTAGTGAAAGTTCAATCCACTTAACATGAGGATGACGAGCAATCTCTTGAGCCTCGTCATCTGTTAACTCATAAGTACCACGAACTGCACTAATTGAGTGCTCATCGGTACAAGTAATTTTTCTGTCTGGAATTCCGTCCTGATTAGAGTCGATAGTGAGAGACCCATGGATCTCATTCCAATGATCAGCACTAGTAACTGCCAGGGTATATCTTTTAAGAGTCATGCCTCAAAATCTATAGGTGAGCACCTTTTTTATATTTAGGTATGGTAGAATATATATTATAAAGAGCCTTACTATGAATATTGTTACTGGAGCGAAGGGATTCATTGGTGGACACTTTGCCAAAAACATGGATAGTGTGCTTGAAATTGATATTGATAACTGCTTTGACCTGTTGAATAAATTTAATCGTTGGGAAGAGGTAAACACAATCATCCACATGGGTGCTCGCTCATTCACAACAGATAAAAATGTAGATTTAATTTACAAGTATAATATTGATTATAGCATCAAGCTATTTGAAAAGGCAATTGAGTATGGTATTCCCGTCAAGTATGCCTCCTCTGCTTCCACTTATGGTCGTTGCATGTCAACTGATGGTATTATTAATCCTCTAAACCACTACGCATTATCAAAAGCAACGGTTGATTACTGGGTGCAAGACAATATGCATAGATTCTCACACATCCAAGGATTTAAGTTCTTTAATGTATATGGTAGCGGTGAGGTCCACAAAGGAGAGCAGGCAAGCCTTGTAAGTAAGTTCAAGTGGCAATCTGCTACAGGCAAAGTTCATCCCTTTGAAGGATCAAATAAGGTACATAGAGATTATATCTGGGTAGGAGACATTGTAAATGTTGTGCTCACTAATAGTGCAGGTAGTGGTATCTATGACCTAGGAACTGGTGCTGCAATTACTATTCAAGAAGTGGCAGATTTAGTTGCACAAAAAACCGAGGCTATGGTAGAGGAAATTCCTTTCCCACCAAACCTCGTTGGTAAGTATCAATACAATACTCAAGCAGATATGAATTG